CGAGCTCAAATTGATAAATAAAAAGAAAAAGGTCAAAAATGGCAGATTCAGATCCAAAATTAGCTCCCCATAACGTAGAAAGTGCTGGTTTTGCTAGTGGAAGTGTTAAAGGACAGTATGATGTGAGTGCTCAAGCACGAAAAAAAGCTGCCGCAAACACAAATGACAAGCAATCTCCATTAGCTGCTGGTTAAAATCAATCAAAAAAACCTCAAAGACCCCTCAAAGGGTCTTTTTTTGTGTCTAAATAGATTTGAATTAGTATATTTGTTATGGCAGACGATAAAAAATACATTAATCCTCGACCAGAAGAGGACGTAGCAGACGATCTTTTGCGTGAAGTTGTTGGTGATGACGCCAATGACAAAAAAAGAAAACAAAATTTGAATGAGTAATGGCTAAAGTTGATCAACGCAACCTCCAAAGTACGCCTTTCAAGGATATAAGTCTTACATTTACCCGACATCCTGTAACGGATGACATCGGTGTGTTTGAAAATGAGGATGCGATCAAACGAGCTGTGACAAATTTGGTAAGAACTAGGATAGGTGAACGTTTTTATAACAACTTATTAGGTAGTGCTGTCGAAGATTCTCTCTTTGAACAGGCAGATCCTGATAATGCTCAAGTTTTAGAGGATGATATACGACTTTTACTTGAAAACTTTGAACCTAGAATCAAACGTGTTGATATTAGAGTGGTATATCCACTCGATACTAATGAATTAACGGTAGTTATTAGCTATGACATCGTTGGATTATCCATTCCCAGACAAAATATAGAATTTATTCTTCAATCAACTAGGATATAATGTCATTTAACCAGTTTACAAACCTAGATTTCGCATCTCTTAGGTCACAAATTAAAGATTACCTTCGTGTAAACAGTGATTTCGCTGATTTCGACTTTGAAGGATCTAACTTTTCGACTCTAATTGACCTTTTAGCGTACAACTCATACATTACTGCTTATAATACTAACATGGCAGTCAATGAATGTTTCCTTGACAGTGCTACATTGCGTGAAAACGTGGTATCACTAGCAAGAAATATTGGTTATGTACCCAGATCAGCACGATCTTCACAAGCTGTGGTGAGTTTTAGCGTAGACTTAGGTACAAATGACACAAAAATCGTAACTTTGAAGGCTGGACAAGTTGCATTAGGTACTCAACAGGGAAGTTCTTACATTTTTTCTATTCCAGACGACTTTGTGGCGACAAGTGGAGCAAATAATATCGCTACTTTTGATAATTTAAAGATTTACGAAGGAATATATCTTGAAAAAACATTTCAGATCGATTATTCTCAACCAAATCAAAGATTTATTCTTCCAAATCCGAATATTGACACAACTTCTATCCGTGTTACGGTTTCATCTACGACAAATGAGATATATTCGCTCTATAATAACATTTTGCAAGTTGATTCGACCTCTAAATTGTTCCTAATTCAAGAAATTGAAGATGAACAGTATGAAATCTTGTTTGGAGACGGAATTATTGGTAAAAAACCTCCTGCTGGAGCGATAGTTACTGTTACTTACATTGTAACTAACGGAAGATTAGGAAATAACGCTAGAAATTTCTCATTTGTTGGTATTTTAAGAGATGATACCGATACAACCATAACTTCTGGAATTTCAGTTTTAACAACTCAACAAAAATCCGAAAATGGCGACGGAATTGAAGATGTATCGAGCATAAAATACCTAGCACCTCGTATCTACAGTTCACAGTATCGTGCCGTGACTGCGAATGACTACACAGGTATAATTCCCTTCGTTTACCCTAACGTTGAATCTGTGACCGCCTACGGAGGAGAAGAATTAGACCCGCCTGAGTATGGTAAGGTGTTCATTTCTATAAAACCAAAGAACGGTTCTTTCTTATCACAAATTACAAAAGACGATATCTCTAGACAACTAAAACAATACAGTATTGCTGGTATCAAACCAGAAATTATTGATTTAAAATATCTTTATGTCGAAGTTGACACTTCTGTTTACTATAACACTAACGCTACAAGTGATGCAGCTGAACTTATCACTGCCGTAACCAAGACTCTAACAACTTATTCCAATTCATCAGACATTAATGCTTTTGGTGGTAGATTTAAGTATAGTAAAGTCGTTGGACTGATTGATGACTCTGCAAGAGGTGTTACATCTAACATTACAAGAGTCAAGATGAGAAGAGATATCATACCTGAGATCAATACTTTCGCAACTTATGAACTTTGTTACGGAAATGCTTTTTATGACCAACCAAATGGATATGGCGTACGATCCACAGGATTCTCAGTCAGTGGTATTGATGGAACTTTATATTTGGGTGACATACCTACCGCTGGGACTACTGTTGGAAAATTAGTATTTTTCAAACTTGTAAATAACCTTCCATTAGTCGTTAAGAATGATGCTGGGACTGTAGATTATGTTCACGGAGAGATTAATTTAGATGTGGTAAATATAACAGGTACTTCGTTAACAAGCGGAGTCATTGAAGTGGAAGCAATACCTGATTCCAATGATGTTATTGCCTTGAAAGACTTATACTTACAATTAAGTGTTCCAGACAGTACAGTAAAGGCATTACCAGACGTTGTATCTTCTGGTGAGAACACATCTGCTACAGCATACGTCACAACTTCTAGTTACGCTAGCGAAACAATCTATACCAGATAAATGACGGATATTAAAAGAGTAAAGATATCTCATTTAATAGAATCGCAGATTCCTGAGTACTTAACTCAAGAATCACCTCTATTCAAAGATTTCTTAATACAATATTACGAATCACAAGAACACCAGTCTGGTATGTCTGACTTGGCCAACAATTTGGCTGAGTATAGAAAGATTGGTGCGTTCAACCAAGAAACTCTTACTGTTTCTACTGAACTTACTAATGCTTGTTTTGCTGGTGACAGGACTTTAACCGTTACATCTACGACTGGTTGGCCTGATACCTATGGTTTGTTGAAGATCGACAATGAAGTTATAACATATACATCTAAAACCGATACTCAGTTTCTTGGCTGCGCCAGAGGATTCAGTGGCATTGATCAAATATCAAAAGAGGACGCTGCTGAGTTTGCAAACTTTGCTGAAACCAATGCTGCGGTTCATGTAGCTGGTTCAACGGTAATAAACCTAAGTAACCTCTTCTTACAGACATTTTTTACAAAGTTCAAGACAGAATTTTTACCTGGCTTTGAAAATAGAACTTTTCAGCCTGGCACATCAGTAACTAATATTCTTACAAGGGCGAAAGACTTCTATATGTCAAAAGGAACTGATGCATCGTATCAGATTCTTTTCAAATTACTATATGGTGAAGAAATTGAGTTAATCAAACCGATTGAAAAAACTCTTACCGCTTCTGCAAACGTATATTTCAAAACTAAACACGTTCTTGTAGAAAACCTATTTGGTGGACAACCATTACAGACAATCGGTAACTTCCTGTATCAAGATGTAGCTGGTATTGGAACTGTAAGTGCTTCAATCTACAATGTAGAGTATAGACCAATCAACCAAGTTGATTTTTATGAGATATCTCTTGACTCTACATCATTTGATGGTAATTTCACTGTGCCTGGTAAAACAAAGGCATTAGAGATTACTCCAGCGGACTCTGAGACACTTGTAGTTGACTCTACAGTCGGATTTGGACAAAGTGGTACTCTATTAGTCAAACCAAGAGAAGGCGCTAACTTCTTGAACCTAAGATACACTGATAAGACCATAAACCAGTTTTTAGGTGTTACTGGTATTTCAACATCTCTGGTTTTTGGTGCAGATATTCTAGAAAACAAACTTGCATATGCTTATGCTGGATTTGGACAAACATCATTACTGCAATTCAGACTTGTAAACGTTATTGATGAAGTAGATACTTCTCAATCAACTAATATGCAAGTTGGTGATAGTTTAAAGTTACTTTCTTTTGGTAGAGACTTATCTGACAACGCTCAATTCAATAATTGGATTTACAACGTACCATCTAGTCATACAATCTCAGATATTAACCAAGTAAACGTCAATACTTTCAGAATTTCAATATTTGACTCTTGTGTTTTTTATGTTGATGAAATATTAAAGATTAAAAACGATCTTGGCGAAGAACAGGATATTAGAGTCAAATTAATCGAGTACGATTCTACAAACGTAGCACAAGTTTATGCAAATACGATTGTTGTACAAGTCAACGGTGCTATTCCAACTAATCCAACAATAATTACTAAGACAGTTACAAAAGCGTCACATAATAACAATTATTTTGCTGGTGTTGATAACTTCCCTGTTGGTATTCAGAATAGTTACCTTGACAAACAAGAAAAGTTCTATTATGTCGCTTCTTCTGGTTTACCAAACTACCCAATCTTTGCAACCGATAATAAGGTATGGGTAAAAACTAGTTCAATTGAGGTTGTAGACGGATTTGGCACGCCTTTACTTGGTGGTGGGTTTACTTATACCATTCAATCATATGACCCCGCCTTTGACCCTGCCGCAGGGACTAGTCTACTAGCACACAATTATGTAACTGGCGATAGAATTTATTGGGACAATACAACTAACAGTGGAATCAATACTGGTATCTATTTTGTAACTGCAATCAACCAGACTGATTTTTATATTTCATATAGTGGTTCTGACGTATTTGCTAAGAAGTATATCGCTGTCAGAACAGGAACTCCTGGCCAATATATCTACAAATCTGGTTGGGAAAACAAAACACTTAAAAACCAGAAAATACTTAGAAAATATCCTCTTGTAAAAGAAAGAGAATTATTTGATGATCCTAATAAGAGAGATGTTAATAACAGACCTGTAGGATTGATGGCGAATGGTGTTGAACTATTCCCTCCTACTGTTTTTGATGAACAGATATTTCATGGTAATCTTACAAGTATTACTGTTACAAATCCAGGCTCAGGTTATGATGTAATCACAGGCCCTCCACTTATCATTAAAGATCAACAAGGTTTTGACGCTATAGGTCATGCTAACGTTGTTGGATCTTTCAAAGAAGTAAAACTTGTATCTCCTGGCATCGGATATCAAGAGAAACCAAAGATTACCGTAGAAGGTGGTAATGGTAGTGGTGCTGTTCTTGAATCTAATCTCGTAAGAGGTAGAATTGTTGCTAACTTTAAAGCAGATGGATCATCGGTCAACACAACTGATGAAAGTATTTCATTTGAAAATAGACACAATTTTGAAATTGGTGAAGGTGTTATTTACGATGCAAGAGGTAATACACCGATTGTAAACGTCGTTAGTGGATCTACTTACTATGTCGCTCCAGTAACTGAGAAGAGAATTAAGTTACATAATACTCCAGAAGATGCTAAAGCTGGAATCAACACTGTTAATATTGGAAATGTAAGTTTTGGTTTTCATAGACTTACCACAGTCAAGTCAAAAAACACAATAACCAAGATCTATGTAAAAAATACTGGGTCTGGATATTCAAATAGAAAGGTAATCGTTCCAGCAAGACCTGTTAACGGAGACATTCAATCTGGTATTAGTACATCTGACGATTATATACTGGCATACGATCATCACTTCAAAAACGGAGAGATCGTTGAGTATTCTACCGATGGAACTATCGCTAATGGTCTTTCTACTTCAACACAGTATGCTGTCAAAGTTATAGATCCTAATAAATTCAAACTTTGCGATGTTGGGGTTTCCTCACAAAGAAATTTTACGAATTATGACAAAAATAAAACCGTTGTAATTCGTGGATTGGGTAGTGGTAAACATACTATAAAGTACCCACCCATATCAGTAAAGATTGAGTCATTATCAGGTATCGCTGCTACCACGTTGATAGTACCAGAGATAGATCCAATAGTTCTTGGTTCTATTGATAATGTTTATTTGGAACAGGGTGGTATTGGTTATGGTTGTACTAATATTATGGACTTCCATAGAAGACCTGATGTTGGTATCGCTACAGTCACATCTAATGCCCTTCTTAAACCAATTATCATTGGTGGATCTATTATTGGTGTTCAGATACTCGCAAATGGTAGAGGATACCGTGCAGACTCTGATATTATCATTTCATCTCCTACAGGTAGCTTTGGAGATGTACGTCCTATCATTACAGATGATAGAATCACTGGTGTTCAGATATTAGACGGTGGTATTGGTTATGGCGTAAGTGATACTACCATGTTCTTACAGAACAGAGGTAAGAGTGCTAAGTTTATTGGTAATGTTCGTGAATGGAAAATTAATCAAGTTCAAAAGAATCAAAATATCATCAACGTTGAAGATTCTATATTAACAAAACCAAGTACAAACCCAGAGTTCCAATTACAGACTATTGGAATGTATCCTCCACAAAAATTGAGATATCAATTAGGAGATAATATTGACTCTGGTAACTTAGAAACACCTAACGCTTTCCACTCACCTATTTTGGGTTATGCGTATGATGGTAATCCAATTTATGGCCCATATGGATATCAGAACGCAGTTGGTGGTGCTATCAGAAGATTGAATAGTGGTTACATTCTTGATACAAGTGTTAAAGCGGGTCTAAGACCTCCTGGCTTTGCTTTTGGATACTTTGTTAATGATTACATTTTTGACAACTCTGGCGACCTAGACATACACGGTGGTAGGTATTGTGTGACTCCACAATATCCAGATGGAACTTACGCTTACTTCTACAGTGTTGATGTTGACTCTAGTGGTGTTGCTAAACCCAAGTTCCCATACATGATTGGTGGACAGTTTAAAGATACTCCTATAGAAGAGAACTTTGTCACCTTCTTTAACCAAGATATTGATATAGCGAGTAGAGATCTAGTAAGAAATATATCTCCATACTATCTCTCATATGGTAACTCTGATTATGAGTTAATTGATGATGTAAAAGATGTATTGAAACAAGAATTTGAAGTTATAAAAACAAAGAGCGCTGGAATATCATCTATTACTATTTTCTCCAGAGGAGATGGTTATAAAATTGACGATCCACTCGAATTAGACAATAAAGGAACTAATGGTGCTGGTGCTAACATAGTCGTAAGTGAACTTTTAGGTAAACAAGTAAGTTCTGTTGAAATAGGCATCAACACATACACTGGAACTACACTTAGACTTGAAAAGAGAAATATTGTTGGTGTTACTACAGTACCACATGGTATCGCTGATGGTGAAACAGTTATATTGAGTGGTATTGACACATCTCAGTTTACTGAGTTCAATGGTGCTCAAAAAGTTCAAGTTATCAATAGAAAAGTTGGTCTTTCTACATTTGTAGACCAAATAACAAATACTGGAATCAATACACATATTTTTGTGACTGATACTAGAGGTTTTACTCCAAGTGATCATATTGGTGTTGGTACAGAGACTATGATCGTCACTGGTATTGACACTAACTTCTCTAGACTGTTTGTACAGAGAGAAAATTTTGTTGGTGCTGCAATTACTCATCAACCAGGCATTGATAATGTAATATTAAAACCAGATAAGTTCTTATTCCCTGTTGGAGCGTCAACAATTTCTCAATTCACCTTTGAGAACTATACGACCTACTTCAATCCACAGGAAACAGTTGGTGTTGGATCTACAGGAACACATTATACAATTACTAGCACTGGTTTAGGAACACAAGCGATTCAGACTGTAGAAAATCGTTTTGTACCACAACAAAGAATATATGTTAAGGATCACAAGTTCTTTACTGGTCAAAAACTCGTTTATAACATGGGTATTGGTGGTACATCTCTTGTTTGGGCAAAAGTAGCTGCTGGTGCAACTTCTGGAGTTGGAACTGAGGTTCTTCCTGATGGAGAGGTCTATGCAGTCAACTTTGATAAAGATTATATTGGATTAAGCACTGTAGCGTTCTCTACAATAGGTGATGCAGTATGGTTCTATTATGTTTCACCTAATGCTGGGTTTGCACACTCTTTAAGAACTGCATATCCTCAAGTAACATCCAAAGTTGAGAGATTCTTTGGTGAAGTTGGTTGTTCTTCTGCTCACCAACTTACTGCTGGTGATGTAATCAAAATTGACGCTTTACCTAAGTCTAGTGAGTCAACAGTCTTCAGATATGACCCAGTGATTGCTAAAGTCACTACAAAAAAAGTTGGATTTACATATACAAGTTTTTCTGCTGATCTAACTCAGATAAACATCGGTGATCAAGACTTACAGAGCGGTGATAAAGTTGTTTACTATGATAATGGAAATACAATCAATGGATTGATCAACAATGAGACATATTTTGTTCTTAGAGAAGATCCAGACTCTATAAAACTTTGCAAATACAAATCTGATGTATTTGACTCCAATCCAGTCTCAATTTCTACAGTATCAACTCCAACTGCTAACAATTTAAGTTTCATCGCTAAAATTAATCCACCTTTGAGTTTTACAACAGGTAATATCATAACATTTGATGTTTCTGATCCAAGTTTGACTGATATGAGATTAGACTTCTTTGAAGATGTCAATTTTAATAATAAACTCGATGTTCAAGGTACAAACGCTGGTGGATTTAACATTACTAGGGATGGCATCCCTGGCAACGCTAATGCTACTGTAACTCTCAATACTGAACTTTTCTGGCCAAGTAAAACTTTCTATAATTTGACTCCTGTTGTGCCATCTGATACAAGAAAGACATTTGGGTCATCTGACGTTGAAGTTACTGGTAGAAACAATATAACATTTAGAGATATCATTCTTAAAAACGAACACAACATTCTAATCAAAGATGATAACACATTTACATTCAACTTAAAAGAAAAACCACTAGAATCACAAAAATTTGTTTCTAGAATTGGTGTAAGTACAATAACATACAGCACAACATCTCTTTCTGCTAGAGGCCCAATATTCAAGACTAAAATCAATTTCCCAGGCAAAGGATATACAGTTCTTCCAAAAGTTATTGGTTTTGCAAGCACACAAGGTCAGGATGCTATTGTAAAAGTCTCTTCTCCCGAAATAGGACAGATTGATACTATTGAAAGAATCAAAGACGGATTTGATTACCCAACTGATCCAACTTTACTTCCATTCTTAGCAGTTCCCGCTATTGTTGATATTAGTGGTATTGCTAGGATAGATGAGATACAAGTTATTGATGGTGGACGTAGATATAACCAACCACCTACTCTTGCAGTCAGAGGTAATAGTAATGTGTCAATTATAGCGCATGTGGCTGGTGGAGCTGTTGACAGAGTAGAAGTAATACAAAATGCGTTTGAGTTCAAAGAACCTTTGAGTATTATTACAACTAATAATTCAAATGGTTACGATATAGACAATATTACTCATAGTGGCACCACTGTCACTGCTGAGTTGTTATTAGATCAACAATTCAACATACCAGTCAAAACTGGTTTCGCATCTACAGAAACTAAGTTACCATTTGCTATTGGTGATAAAGTATTTGTTGAAGGATGTAGAATCAAACCAGCATCGTTAGAATCGGGTGAATCTAACTTTAACTCTGCTGATTATGACTTCTCATTCTACACAGTTACAGGTGTAAGTACTGTAAATGCAACTGTAGAGTTTAGTATGGCAAATGCGCCTGGAATATCTACAGTTACCCTTGGAACTTATGATGATGACTTTACATTAGGGTCTATTGTAAACTTCAATGATATGGCGAAGTTTAATATGACTATTATTAACGACGCTAAGTACCTATCTGGTGAAAAAGTTACATCTACTAAGTTTGAAGGATTCGTAGCAGAAAATGGTTGGAATGTAAACATCAGTCAACTTAGATTGAGAGATACTATTGGAACTCTTTTACCTGGCGACACATTGTTTGGCCAAGTATCTGAGTTAAAAGGAAACGTAAGAGATGTCAACAGATTCAGCGTGCCAACAACTCTTGGTGTTACAAGAGACAAAGTTTCTAAAAATGACTTGAATTTCGGTATCCTTAATGATTTCAGTCAGAGATTATCAGACAACTTCTATTTCCAGAAGTTCTCATATTCAATTAAGAGTAATTTACCATATAACACATGGAAAGAGTCTGTTAAATCAATTGTTCACCCATCTGGATTCCTAGAGTTCTCAGATCTTGTTATTGAGAGTAATCCTAAGAATGACGCTGATACATTAGACTTAGTATCTGTTGGTATTGCAAAATCCAACAATATGAAAGTTAAATCGGTTGATACTACAGTTGATCTCATATTGAACATTGATAATGAGATGTACATGGGTAAGAGAGATAACTTTGCTATAGTTACAGAAGATGACGCTCTAGATGATGGTTCTGTACAAAGAATCTTCTTCCCAGAAGGTAGACCAATTAAGAGTTTCATCATGAACAAGACTAACAAAGTCTTGAACTTAGATGACATTTCAAGTGGATTTACTGGAGAACATGATAGAACTGGTACATTAGTTGGAAGTAAACAGTTCCAATTAACAACTGGTGGTAATCCAGCGTTTAAAAAATCATATAATGCAGGGTCAAGCACTGATGTAAACCTCGATCTGAATATTATCAGTATTCAAAATCATGATTTCCAAACAGGACAGGTAGTAAATCTCGATACTCAGGGTGGATCTAAAATTGGTATTGCAATTACATCATACACAACAGGAACTAAAGACATTGTGATGGCTGCGGTAACTTCTGGAGTAGGTGGTAGTTCTCTGTTTGAAAATGGATATAATGTTCAAATTCCAGGCCCTGTTACAGGAACTGCTGTTACACAGAATCCTCCAGGCCCTGTATTTACATTATATGGTTTTGGTAATCCAAATGGAGGAATACCTGGCTTCACCACAACTGGATCTGGTGCTGTTTTCCAAGTTAAGTTTGATTTCTCTCAAATAACTGGACAATGTATATCTACTGCTGTTGTTTTAATTAGTGGTGGTGAGGGTTACATTGTTGGTGATACTGTGGGAATTGCTGGTACATATCTTGGTGGTGCATCACCAGCTAATGATTTGTTATTCCCTGTAACTAAGACAACAGGTTCTAGAGTTGGAATACAAACAACATACACCAATGTCCCATCTACAACCAATGGATCTGGTTCTGGTGCAATCTTTAACATAACTAGAGATAGTAATTTAGATATCTCTGCTGTTGGTGTTGTTACTGGTGGAACTGGATATGCTTCAACCAATGTCATAACGATTGCTGGAACATATATTGGTGGTGCGACTCCAACTAACAATATAGAATTAACTCCTGTAGAGTGTGGAACAAACATCATGCCTAATGAATTATTTGTTCAGAAGGTTGATGATGTGAACTTTAGAGTCGCTGGTCTATCAACATCATTACCATTTGAGTTTACTGGTCTAGGAACTGGTACACACCTTCTCAAAGTTCAAGATCCAAACAAACAAGCATTGATTCTGATTGATAATATCATACAGACACCTATTACAAATAAACTCCTAAATGTAGAGATCTCAGATGCTATTGGTGGAACTGGTGAAAACATCACAGTCGCTGCTGGTATCAGTTCATTATCTAAGGGTGATATTATCAAGGTTGATGATGAATTTATGAAGGTTCAACAGATAGGAGAAGCTACATTTGCACAGGCAAAACAAGCTGTCGCAAACAAAGTTGTTGATAACAATTTCTACTACGATACAAAGAGACTTAACTCAAATGTATTGAATGTAGACACAACAACTGCAACTATGGATGATAACCCTCCATATTAACTATAAATAAAGAAAAAACGTTTTTAAGTAATGTCTAAACAAGGGATTAGTACTGGTTCTGCTCCGAATGACGGCACAGGTGATACCCTGTTGGCAGGAACTATAAAGATTAATAATAATTTCAACGAGATATATGATACTTTCGGAGATGGCACTAATCTTGTAAGTTTTGTTTCCTTTGCCACTACAGCTGGTTACTCAACAAACGCTGGTATTGCATCAACATCTGTTCTTGCTGGTATGGCATCGAGCGTTACAGATAACATTGATATCAATACATCTGGTGTTGTTACTTCAAGTTATGCAGACGTTGGTAAGATAACAATTCAACAGCCTGGTGCTATTACAGATGGCCCTGTTGAAGTTGGTTTTGCAGCAACCATGTTCAGAATCAAAGCTGATGGTATGGTGGGCATCGGAACATCTTTACCCACATCTCAACTAGAAGTCGCATCATTCTCAAATGAAAAACCAACTATTTGGGCAGTTGCAAAAGGAAATGGATATGGATTGCGAGTATCTGACGCTGCAATATCAGATAACAAGTCATTTGTAGTTACCAACGAAGCGTATACTGGAATTGGTTCTACTGCTCCAACATGTAGATTAGACGTACAAGGTGACGTTCTAGTAGGTGGTGCAAGTACTTTAATGGATCAAGTCAACTTTAATTCTGATATTACAGAAAAAGTTGTAGGAAATTATAGTGACGTTATGCAAGTGAGTGCAGGCGGCACATTTACTATTGATGTTTCACAAGGATCTGTAGTTGTTGGAGTTGCAACAACAACAATAACTTCATGGGCGTTTACTAACGTAAGTGGTGAAAATAGTAAAGCAACCACAGCAACACTTATTATCAACGCTGGAGTTGGATATACTTACGGTGATCCATGCACTGTAAATGGAGCTACTATTGCAACAGGAATAAAATGGGTTGGAGGTAATCCACCACCATCAACGGCAAATGATGATATCTTAACGTTCAGTATCATAAGAGACGGCACTGGTGTTACCAGAGTTTATTGTTCAAGTTCTATTAACATTAGTTGAGGAAGTAGAGTAAATGCCAAGAACTACGCCTGGACAAGGAGTTCTACTAAAACCAACTTTTAACTCTGTTTATGGAGTAGTTAATATAGAGGTTTTAGATGGAGGAACAGGCTATGCACAAACAGATCCACCTAAGATTGTAATAGAGGGTACAGCTACTCCTAGTGTAGAAGGAGTCTTTTACCCTAAAATATCTGGTGTTGGAACAGTATCAGAAATTGTTATATTTAAAACTGGTGCTGGATATTTTCCTATATTCAACCAAACAGAACAGTCAGGTGTTGTTGTAGAAAGAGGTGCATTTGGATCAATAGCTACAAGTCACGCTTCTGCTGGTCTTGCATATTCAGTATTTGCTGGTGATTACAATATTGTAGATGATAATATATTCTTTTCTGATGCACCCTACGGCAAAACAGGCCCTCAAGGATTACAGACTAACTCTTCATTTTCTGGTAGATTATTCTCTAGAAAATTAGATTCATTTGACCCTAAAGATAAAAATGTAATATTAGACGATATTTCATTAGAATTTACTGGTATCTCTGGAACACAGTTTTCACTGTCTGAAAATAGTGGTATTGTTACATCACTCTACAATAGTGTAAACACAGGTGTTGATATAAACAATAATCCTTTCATATTGATCAATAATGTTGTTCAGACGCCAGGATTGGACTTTGAGGTAGTAGACAATGCAGAAAATAAACTTAACTTCTTAAGTGGAGTTCCAAGAGCGGGAAGAATTAGTAAAGTAGGATTACAGACTGGTGCTGGATACTATATCCCACAAAAAGCGACTGTAAGGGTAGGTGTTGGTTCTACAGGTAGTCTAGAACATATTCAGATAGAAGGTAAAGGCCAGGGTTACAGAACAGTCCCAGAAATTAGTATAAGATCATCTCAAGGGTATGGTGCTAGTATTACTGCTCTCTTGGGTCAATCGTCAACAACTAGTGTTGCAATTAGCACTGCAATCTATAATCATATTGCTGGTATTGCTACATTTACAACTGGTAGTGCTCATGGATTTGAAATTGATGATAGGGTAAGAATTACAGGTGCTGGATTTACATTTGCGCCAGTAACAGCAGCGAGAAATATTGGTTCGTTTGGTTATGATTATATTACAGGTATTGCAACGATTCAAGTTTATGGTGGACATTATATTGGTACAGCTGGTAATCAGAGTAAAAACTTACTTGTAAAAGAAGTACAAGTCACAGAAGGTATATCTACTTTCTTATTCAGAGAAGATGGATATCCCATTGTAAGTATTGCTACTACTGAAATAGTAACAGTCATGGCTGGTGTAGGGACACAACCATTAACATATGTTAGTGGTGGTCTTGTTCAAGCTGGTATTGATACTGCAATCATGGACGGTAGAAACGTCACAGGTTTTGATATAATAGGAACGACTGCAAACACTTTCAAAGCGTTCGTTGGTATATCAAGTTTTGCACACAACTATGTTGGTGGCGGTGTTGTAAACAGAGCAGAAGCAGGTATCATTACAAACTTCAGTATTGTAGAGGGTGGAACTGGATTCTTCACTCCAAAACATATTGAACATATCAATCAAAACCCTCCAACTGGTATTACTACAATTACCGCTATTGGTGATAAAGATGGCGATTCAAAAAATATAAACGCACTAGAATATGATTCTCTTTCTGGTGTTGCAACTATCACTGCTGCATCTGCTCATGGACTAACAACTGCAAGTGTTGTAAAGTTATCTGGTATTGCATTTAGCACAGGTGTTGGAGATATTATATTTCCGTCCGACACTCAAAAGTATTTTGGTGTTACTGGTATTGTAAGTACACTTAACTTCAATGTCAATATTGGTATTGCAATGACTACCACTGGTATTCACACTGCCAATGTTGGATCTGGTATAGGTTCATATATTCCATACAAAGGTCATGGATTAGAGAATGATGACTTTATTCAAGCTACTGGTATTGCAGTCACATTTACAAGTGCTCCTGCTGTACAAGTTGGTCATGTTGAATATGACGAATCATCTGGTATTGCAACTGTTACCACAAGAAAAGATCACAACCTTACAGAGGACGATTGTGTTGTTCTTTCTGGTATCGCTTTTACTTGCGATTACGACCCTGCGTTAAATATCGGAACTGCAGCATATGACAATATAACTGGAGTTCTAACTGTCACTACTGCTGCTCCTCACGGCTACAAAGTAGGTAAAGATGTTATTCTAACTGGTCTTGCATTTACATGTGCTTTAGATAATGGTGCTTATCAACATTATTATCCAAGAAGTAGATCAACTGCATACGATACTTCTATCCCAATCGTAGGTTATTCTGGAACTGCACTTGAAGTAGATGTCGGTATATCTCGTGTAAAGAATCAGTATATTCATAGATTTGAAGAGGCTCTTCCTGGCGCATTAATATATGGTGGTGATTATCCCCACAAATTCCTTCGTGCAGAAGAAGGCGCATTACTGACTGGTGGGCCATATCCGCATGTCTGGGTTAATTCTACTGCAACATCCACATTTGCTGGTGGTGATTATGCACATACCTATGTAAGTTCTGATGCAAAAACTATCAAGGTTGGTGGTGACTACGAACATCAATTTGTACCCTCCGAAACTAAACCTAATGGAGTGTTTGTAATTGAAGCGGGAGCAAACATAACAGTTAGTAACGCTGACTACGATCCTGGCACTGGATCTTTGATACTGACCGATAATGGTCATAATTTTACAGGCCCTACACAACACTCAATAACAACTGCAAATTATAACCCCATTGTGGGTATCATGACATTGACTATGCCTAATCATGGATTTGCAAATGGTGATCAAGTTAGAATTGCAGATGAGTCTATAGGTTGGAAGTGTTCATTAGACGCATTTACAACAACAAAATACTATCCAAGATCAACCGATCCTATAAGTGATTCTTGGCTACCCATCAGTAACGTTTCTACCAACACATTTGAAGTCTTTGCTGGTATTACTACTAGATTAGATTACACTGTTTCTGGCGCGGATTACACACCTTCTGTAGGTGTGATGACAATGAGTATTGGATTCCATGATCTTGAAGTGGGACAGAGTATTAAGTTTAGAGATGGTTCATTAGGATTTAGTTGTGAGGCCGATGCTTATATTGCAACAAAATACTATCCAAGAGCAAAAGACCCAACTTATAATACTGCTGTTCCAATCATAGGTGCGGCTGGAACCACTATTACTGTAAATGTTGGTATTTCAACTATTGTCAAGTACAATATAAGAAATGCAGACTATACACCAGCAGTAGGTGTTATGACTGTATCTGTTGATAGATTACATGGTTTCCAAGCTGGTGAGTCAATTAAATTTAAGCCTGGATCTTTAGTGTTCAAGTGCGAACAGGATGGATTCCAAACCAATCACTTTTATCCAAGACCTACTGACCCTTACTACGATAAACCAGTAGAGATTATCGGTGCTGCTGGTACTATATTCACAGTCAATGTAGGCCCTACAACTTCCGCTAATGTTTATCAATTCTTACCCAATCAAGGTGTTGCTGTTGAAGGTGTTATTTCTGGTGGTGATTATCCGTATACATTAGTTGGTGTTGGTACTGATGCGGTTATAACTGGTGGTGGAGATTACACACCTTATGTCTATGTCTCATCAACTGCAAACAACGTTGAAAGACCATCAATGAGAGCTCTCATACAGGAGGGTGCATTATCATTTAAGTGTGCTAAAGATGATTATGCAACTATTCATGCTTATCCTCGTAAGACAGACCCAGCATACAATACAAATCTAGGTATTGTTTCAGTTACCGCTAATACATTTGAAGTAAGAGTTGGTGTATCTACAATAGAAGAGCGTTCAATTTCAACATCCACTTACAACCCTGCAACAGGTGACTTTGTGATGAATGTTGGTGTCGGACACTCATATATCAATGAATCGGCTCACACAATTTCGACGGCAACGTATAATCCTAGTACTGGTGTACTAGAACCAACCATTGCAAATCATGGTTTTGTTGCTGGTGAATATGTTAAGTTTGATCTTGAATCAATTACATTCAAGTGTGATAAAGATGGATATACTACTAACAAAGCATATCCAAGATATTCCGATCCATATTTGAATAAATGGCTACCAATCTATAACGTGGGTGTAAATACATTCTCCGTATTTGTTGGTATATCCACTATTGTAAATACACATTGGTTCCAGAGTGCAACCACTGGTGGTCTTAAGAAAGCAAGAGATACCGTTGGTATTAATACTGCGTCTATAATATTCACATGTGCTAGAGATAATTACGCAACAGAACACGCCTATCCTCGTCCTGATGATCCTATTGGCGGTAATGTATCCGTTGGTATCGGTTCTACATCTGCTGATACTATAACAATCAATGTTGGCGTATCAACAATAGTTAATTACAATATTTCAACTGCATCATATACAGCTAGCACAGGTATCATGACCGTGTTCTCTAATGTTCACGGATTCAATGGATCTTACACTAGAAACGTAGAATTTGCAACTTATGATGCTGGATCTGGTATTATGACTGTGACATCTGCTGGTCATGGAATGGTTACTGGTAATAGAGTTCAGTTTGAGAGAGATTCTATAAGATTTAGATGTAAGATGGATGGTCGATTATCCATCAAGAGTTACCCAAGAAGAAAAGATCCATCTGATCAAAAATGGTTATCAGTTACAACTGTTGATCTTGATAAGTTTAGCGTAAACGTAGGAACATCTCCTCTAGTTTATCATACTCCTACAAGTGGATCATACGATCCTTTCACTGGATTAATGACGATTGATATTGGATCTCATACACTCCAAAAAGGAACTTCTGTCAAGTTAAAAACAAATGGATTCAAATTTACTTGCGCTTTAGACAATCATGCGACATTCCACTATTACCCAAGGAAATCAGGTCTTAGTGGCCCAGATCCTGCTTACAATACTGCTGTTAAGATTACTGCTACTACAGATACCACCATTACTCTGGACGTAGGAACATCATCCAACCAGACTGAACATATTTTAGTATCTGCTGTCAACAATGCGGTTATCAGTGGTGGTAATTATCTTCATACATTTGAAAACGCAAAACTCGGCGGATTGTTGATTGCTAGAGATACCATAGGTCTTGCTACAGATTCATACACATTTAGATGTGCTCAGGACGGATATGCAACAGATCACACATATCCTAGAAGCACTGACCCAATACACAATGTAGAAGTTGGTGTTGTCACCTCTACCTTGGATACATTCACAATCAATGTTGGTATCACATCTAGAGTCAAGTTCAACGTAACTAATGCTACCTATGATGCAAATAGTGGATTGGCAACAATAACCACTGACTCATCACATGGGTTATCAACTGTAACATCAGTTGGTTTAGCGACAGGTGGATTGGTTTACTCTTGTGCAATGGATCAATATGCGACAGAACATCCATATCCTAGACCTACAGACCCTGCACATAACACTGCATTGTATCCAACTTCTGTTACATCTAACAATGTAACTCTAAATGTTGGTGTTTCTACTAGAGTCGCATACAATATTAACCATGCAGATTACCATGAGTCTATAGGTATCATGACAGCTTACTTACCAGTTGTTCATGGTATTACTACTGCTGCTGGTATTGGTAGAAATGTAAAATTAAGGACTGAGGGAATTTTATTCTCATGCTCACAGGATAACTATACTACAAAACAATTCTATCCAAAAGGAGGAGATCCTTATTACAATGGTTCAATAATTACTAGAGTCATCAATAACAATGTCATTGAAACACAGGTGGGCCCATCTACTACACCTAGTTTCTACAATGGTGGTGGTAAAATTCAAGGTGTCATACTTGCACCTAGACTTAATAACAACTCTCCTAGTGGAACTGACTTCGCAGCTGGTGGTACATTTGTAGATAAGATTATAGACAATAAAACATATGTTGTTAATGTTGGTATTTCAACTGTAGATCACAACTATGCAAGAGCTGGATTATCGCAAAAAGGAAAGAGGATTGCATCATCTATAGAACAAGGATTCTCTGGGTTTGATGTAATTGAAAAACTAGATGCTGCAACCTTTAGAGTTAACGCTGGATTAACAACACAAAAAGCATTGTATAAGAGAGGTGGTGAAGTTACTAAACCTGTATTTGTTGATGTTACAGAACCAGACAAGATGTTCAACAGAAATCTGGTGTATGCTTCAGGTAATTCAGGTATTGGAACAAATTCTAAGGTTGATTTCCGTATCAACGTTGATGGCAACATTGCAGAGTTTAATGTCCTTGAAGAAGGATCAGCGTTCAAAGTTGGTGATAAGTTAACAGTTTCTGGTATCGCTACAGACCCAAGAGTCGGTGTATTAACAGAATTCCAATTAACAGTTGAAGAATTAGAAAATGATAGTTTCTCTGGATTCTATCCTGGCCAGTTTATTTTATTTGATGACATTTCACCATTTTTCAACGGAACTCGTAAGAAGTTTACTTTATCGGTAACAACTAGCGGTTCTACAGAGATCTTAAGTCTTAAGACATTGCCTGGTAGTGATATGGATATTACAAATAATATCTTTATCTACATCAATGATATTTTACAAACACCACAAACCTCTTACATATACAAGGGTAGTAGAGTTATCTTTACTGAGGCACCAAAACCAAATTCTAAGTGTTCTGTATTCTACTTTAGGGGATCTAAGAGAGATGTTGAGACTGTTGAACCAATCTCATCATTGAAACCTGGCGATACTGTTCAAATTAAAGAAAATAGATTTGATGTAACAGACATAGATCAGTTTGAGAGAACAAGTAAGAGAATCGTTGCTTCTGATCTTTTAGAAACATTTACATACAACAGTATTGGAATCAATACTGCACAAGACGCTGAGAGACCACTCTCATGGGAGAAACAAAGAGGTGATCAGATTCTTTCTGGTGTGTTAGTATCTAAAGCAAGACCTAGTTTGAGTAGTAAGGTTCTACCTACAACTAGACTAATCAAAAATGTTGGTAAGACTGATGACACCATTTATGTTAATAATGTTTATCCATTATTCAACGCTATTGATAAACTTTTACAGTCAGAAAACACTATTCAAATATTTGATGATAATGAAATTATCCCAGGCGTTATAACATCTATTGTTTCTACATCCTCAAGTATATCATCTCTTACTATAAGTTATGGTGGAACAGGATATTCACTTACAAATCCAGAAGTCTCAATATCTAATTCTAAAATTAATCGTAAAGATCCTATTTCTGATTGGAAGTTTGATGGTATTAGTGGTATTATTCAAGCTGTAAACTTTAAGGCAATCACACAGTCAGAACCATATGTCGCTGTTGGATCAAGTAGTTACTACATGAACACTAAGAGTGGCACATTCTGGGAAAGAGGACAGATTGGATTTGGTAATACAGTTCAGTTCAATGGTGTGGGTATGGGATACTCACAAGGTAATACCAACACTAATTACGTCATGGCTGTTGGAGATGGTGCTGCAATGGCGAGAGCAGTTTCGATTGGTAATAGTATGTCTGCTTGGACTCCTATCGATTTAAAAGAGAAGAGAGTAATCCCTGCAATAAACGTAACTAATACATTTGACAGCACATATACTGGTAGTTTCAAGGATGTTATCTGGGAAAGATCTAGAGATACATGGGTTGCAGTTGGTGCTGCTGGATCTATCTTTACTGCGGTTGGTATGACAACAGCAGAGGCATTTAGTCAATACTCTGGAACTCTAGAAACATTGAACTCCATTGCGTACGGACAAGCAGAATTCATTGCAGTTGGTAATGGTGGTGCTGTCATTGCTTCTAATGATGGTATAATTTGGTCAGATAAGGTAAGTAACACTGTTCAAGATATTAATGATATCATTTACGATGGTAGTAAATTTATCTTTGTTGGTAACAACGGAACTATTGGTCTTTCTACAAACAAGAACTTCTGGCAACCTTACAGTCAACAGTTACCAGCTGGTACACAACACCCTGCGACATTTGACTTCGCTAAAATCAAATATTTCAACAACTTCTACATCGGTATTAGTACAGTAGGAGATGTTTACTACTCATTTGATCTAGCAAACTGGAATAAGAGAGATATAACACATCCAAATGAAATTCGTGATATTGCTAATACACCATACGGCAATTTCAATAGCACAAGAATCCTTGCTGTAGGTAGTGGAACAACTCAATTCTACGCTGATCCAGTTCTTAACAGAGCGGCTGCAACTGCATCCGTAACTGCTGGTGTAATAACATCTGTAGTAGTTACAGATGGTGGATTTGGTTATGATGTTGGTAGTTCACCTCCAGTTATTGTTCAAACTGACAAGACTAGAAAAGAAGATATATTCTCAATAAACGCAGTAGGTGACTTTGGTGATATTGTAGGAATAAATACATGGTTGCCAGGCACTGCCAATGTGTTACCTAGATTAGCGTTCACATTGAAATCTCAATTCAATGATAACACTAACTTAGGATATGGATACTCCTCACTTAATCAACTCGGAGTCAACTTCACTGGATTAGAAAAAGGCGACTTCTTCACCATCTATGATAGTCCTCTTGTTGTTGGCCATGCACTCACTGGTATCACAACTTCTAGTGGTTCAAATGTAGCAGTTGGAATGGTGACTGAGGGTGACTACTTAGGAGGTGTATTCAGAGTAGAAACAATCACTCCTGGCGATGCAGTCTCTGGACTTGCCACTGTAACGTGTGCGTTCTTGCCTGGCCCTATATCATATGGTAACAACGTAATCCAAGTTGGTCTTGCTGTAACAGCTAATACAGATACCTTCTGGGGTAAATACAGTTGGGGTAAAATCTTTGGATATCAGAATCGTGGTTCTGGAAATCCCGAAGAATTTTTTGTCAATAACATGAACGGTAATACTGGATTATCTACTGCTTCTGTAGTTTCCAGAAAGAAACCATTAACTTAACCACTAAATAAAAGAAAAAAACGTTTTTTTAAAATGCCTGCTATTATATCCGAACAGTTTAGAATTCTAAATGCCGAGACTTTTGTGAAGAGTTTTGTCGGAGTCGGATCTACTGTAAACAAATATTATGCTTTCATGGGATTACCAAATTCCATTGAACCAGCGGCAGGCGGTACTGCCACATGGGCCACAAATACTCCAGCTCCTTTAGATGGATTTGAAGAAGAGTATTCTATCAAAGAATCTATAATCGCTATGAAGAAAGTGACTGACAAGGATGTTCGTAGACTTGTCAGGAAGGTAAAGTGGGTTGCTGGAACAACCTATGAGATGTACAGACACGACTATAATATTTACAATCTCACACCAATCACTTCACAAGGTAGTTTATACGAGGCAAATTACTACATAGTGAATGAAGACTTGAAAGTTTACGTTTGTCTACAAAATGGATCAGACCCAGAGAACCCAAAGGGAAGGCCTTCATATGACCAACCCACATTTGTTGACCTTGAACCAAGGGCAGCTGGCACTAGTGGCGATGGTTATGTTTGGAAATACCTTTACACGATTAAGCCATCCGAAATCGTTAAATTTGACTCTATTGAATACATACCAGTGCCCGAAAACTGGGGGACTGAGGGCGAGACTATTGCAACACAGGCTAACGCTATAGATGGAAAGATCGAAGTTATTGTTGTCAATGATCGAGGCTCTAACTATCAACCGATCAGTACATCTTTTGCCAATGTTCCGATTCTCGGAGATGGATCAGGAGGAAAGGCTACAATTACGATTGATTCTTTCGGAAAGGTATCTGAAGTATTTGTTACAGACGGAGGAGAAGGATACACCCACGGATCTATACAATTCTTTCCAGGCGCTCCTGGCTCTGAGTCTGGCGGTGTTCTTGCTAACCTTACCAACACAGGAATAGGAACGACATCTATCGCTGGTTTCAGTGTCATAATTCCACCGAAAGGAGGACATGGATATGATGTTTACAGAGAATTAGGAGCATACAGAGCGTTATTATATTCAAGATTTGAGACAATAGAAACTAACCCTGATATCATCGAAGGTAATGACTTCGCTAGGGTTGGACTTATAAAAAATCCCACTGTATTTGGCAGTAGTACAGAATTACTAGACACTGCAATGGTGAGTGGTCTAAAAGCAATTAAACTTGCTGGTGTAACAACAGCAACGACTTACGCTGTTGACTCTCAGATCACACAGACAGTTGGTTTAGGATCTACTGCGATTGGATATGTGGCATCTTGGGATAAGATTACTGGGGTATTGAAATATTATCAACCAGCTGGTGCAGCATCAAGTGCTACTGGTTATAAGATAATCCCATTTACCTCTAATCCTGATGCTGGTTATGGAGTTACTATTATTGGTTCTTCTGTAGTGGGTTCAATGTTGTCTATTGATACTTCCTATAACGGTGTCAGTACCTCAATAAATAATAAGACATATCAACTTGGTATGAGTTTTAGTTCTGGCATATCATCAGCAGAATTCAATACTAAGTCAGGTGAAATAATCTATATTGATAACAGGGCTGCGATTCCTAGATCCGCAAGTCAAAAAGAAGACATCAAAATAGTGCTGGAGTTTTAAAAGCAAATGCCACAGAATACCAACTTAAATTCATCTCCATACTTTGATGATTTTGAAGAACTAAAAAATTATCAAAGGGTACTATTCAAACCAGGCTTACCTGTACAGTCTAGAGAACTTACAACACTTCAATCTATTCTACAGAATCAGATTGAAAAGTTTGGTAAGCATTTCTTTAAAGAAGGTTCTGTTGTAATCCCTGGCCAGATTGCATATGATTCAGACTATACCGCTGTACAAATTGATGATACCCACTTAGGTATTCCTGTATCTCTCTACCTACAAAACTTAGTAGGAAAAAAAATTAAAGGTGAAACTAGTGGTGTTACCGCTAAAGTAGAAAATTATATTACAAACAGAGAATCATCTAAAGGTGCATATACTTTATACATCAAATATCAGAGTTCTAGTGATACCGATTTCTCCAGAGTCATTTTTGCAGACGGTGAAAATTTACTTTTAGAAGAAGATCTAAACTACTCCCTTTCTAGTATTAGATCAGGAGCTAGTTTTGCAACAACGATTATATCCAATTCAACAGCCACTGGTGCAGCTGCAAAAATTGCTCAGGGTGTTTACTTTATCAGAGGATTTTTTGTCACCGTTGCTGACTCTACAGTTATTCTGGATCAGTATAGTAACTCACCATCATACAGAGTTGGTTTGTTAGTAAAAGAAGAGTTAGTTACCGCTTCTGCATCTGACAACGATCTATATGATAATGCGAGAGGATTCTCAAACTTTGCAGCGCCTGGTGCTGATAGATTCAAATTATCTACAACACTTATCAAAAAATCTCTTACAGATTTGAATGATGAAAACTTTGTAGAATTGATGAGAATTGATAATGGTCAATTACAAAAATTTGTTAAAGAATCAAACTATAATTTAATCCGTGATGAACTAGCGAAGAGAACATTCGATGAATCAGGACACTACTATGTAAATCCATTCAGTGTCTCTACTAAAGAATGTTTGAATAATAGAGTTGGTAATGATGGTGCCTTCTACTCAAATCAATTAACTCAACAGGGTAATGTTCCTACAGATGATTTGATGACTTTGAACATAGGGCCAGGAAAGGCTTATGTGAAAGGGTATGAAGTAGAAACAATCAGTACTACATCTGTAGACGTAGAGAAACCAAGAACTACTGAGAGAATATTCAATGAGTCGATACCATTCAGTCTTGGAAGACAAATAGAACTCAATCATGTTAGTGGTTCACCCCCTATTGGAATAGGAACAGACTCATATGTAAATCTTTTCAACAAAAGAACTGTAACTGTTGGTGAAGGTAATGGTGAACAGATTGGTGTCGCTAGATTATATGATATCAAAGTAAAGAATGTTGGATATGCAGATTCAGCAACAGTTTTTGAATCATCTCTTTATGATATTCAAACATTCACATACCTCCAACTAAACACTGGAACTAGCGTAACTGTTCCATCCTTTGTTGAAGGTAAAAATAGTGGTGCAACAGGATATGCTTACGAAGCCTCAAATAATTCTACACAGTTAGTTTTATATCAAACAAACGGACAGTTCCAGAAAGGTGAACAGTTAGAAATCAATGGGATTGATGTCTCTAGGACTATTACAGATATTGAAGATTATGGTGTTGAAGATGTAAAACAACTTGTGGGAAATGACCCCACTAATTATAAGTTTAGTGCTGACCCTGTTTTAGGATTAGGACATCTGATTGCTCCAGTCGCAACACAGTTTACCGTGAGTGCAAAATCTGGTGGTGCATCTACAATTACTTCTCCTAGTGCAAACTTTGGTAGTGCTGGAATCAAAACTGGAGATATTATCCAGTACAGTTTAGCTGGTAATAACGTTCCAACATTCAACCGTGTTACTGCTCAGACTTCTACAAATATCACTCTTGAGGCTGTTCCTGATGTCACTAATGTCAACTCAGGTGCATTACCATCTGCTGATGTCAATGTAAACGATTTGTTCAAAGTTACTTTAGAAGTTAAGAATAACTCTACTGCATTTTTATTCAGTGAATTAACTAGACCTAATGTTGCAAGCGTAGATACAAATGGTGCGGATCTCATATTTAGAAAGTCATATTCAATCACTGTTGCCAATAATGCCTTTAGTGGAACATTAGAAACAGATGCTGATTTAAACTTAGAACCATTTGACGAAGAAGATTATAATTTATCATTCAAAACAACTGGTATTGTAGAAAATCTAACAGATCAAAAACTCACAGTTAGTGGAAGAACAGTAACCTTGTCTGGATTATCCGTTGCATCTGGTGCTGCAGTTTTAACAGTTACTTGGAAGAAAGTAAATGTAAAACCAAAATCAAAAGTATTAAACAGGGCAACAACTTACACACTTAATAAGTCCGCAAAAACCCAGTCAGGCACTGGATTAATGAAGTTAAATGATGGATTAACTTATGATGGAGTCTATGGTAATCGAGTGCAAGACAAGAGAATATCCTTAGGCGTTTGTGATGTTG